CGCGGTTGGTTGGTTTGTGGAGATCGGCCAATTGACCGCGCCAAAATTTTCACCTCTAGAGGCTTGTATGTCACAGCCATTGATTAGTATTCATATCTCAGATGAGGCATTGCAGCTATGGATTGAGTTATTTCAATCTGATAGTTGGGTGTATAGCCCAATCATTGAAAGTCTTAATGGTGATTGCAGTTGTTTTTTCTGCCACGAATATCAACCTGGTAGTACTGAGCAGCATAAACCTAATTGTATTTATCTTCGTGCTAAGGCAATGCTAGAGAAAATGGTTAATCTGTGATTAGTCTACCTCCTACTATCATCACAAGCTATAAATGTGAATATTATAGTACTCGTAATAATCAGCCCATTCGAGTAATCACCGCACATAGCACTGTTGGTAAGAATAGCCTTAGCTATTTGGCTAATGGGGGTAATGGTCGCGGGGTTAGTATTCATTGCCTCATTCAAAAATTTCCAAGAGCTGATAGATCAATATGGCTGGTTGAGGGTAAGCCTGAAGTAATGCGGGTTGGCGCGGCGATCTATCGAATGCTTGACGATAGTTTAGCCGCTAATCACGCCGGTTATAGTCAATGGCAAGGCTATCGCGGGGCAACGTTTAACGATGTTAGTTTGGGGTTTGAATTAGAGAATTTACAGGATGGGCGCGATCCGTATACTGGTGACCAGTTACTAGCTATGGGTTGGCTAATTAATCATTGGCGCAGTCTTTATGGGCCATTGCCCGTGGTTAGACACGAGGATATTGATTTTAGACAACCAAAAGAACGCTACGATCCCGTTGGCTTAACTGTAGATGAGATTGAGAATTGGTGTTTAAGGGCTATGCAACAGAGTAGTATTGATATTTGGGGTTTATGGGGTAGTAATTACCTATTAATGAAAAATTGGACAATACCTCAGTGTTGGTATAAACGTGCTAGGGAGCTAGGGGCTTGTATGAGCAATGAAACCTATATTAATGACTGTTCGTTTCAAATGTTTGAGCGTGGTTTTTGTGTTTATTATAAGGCAAATAGTCACGCAAGAGCCTATTTATATAGTGAAATTTGATGAGTGATCTAACTGTACTCGAACGTATTTTACAAGAATTGGTTAATGAAACTGATGCTAACAATCGCACATTAATTGCTAATAAGTATCTAAGTGAGCTACAGGGTACTTTACGGGCTATTAGTGGTAGATCATTTAGTACCCTTTGGTCTGAAAAAGAAGATATTTTGGAGCAAATAGGCGATGTTAATACGATTGTTAGTCGTTTACTAGAAGTACTCGAAGCGCATAACATTGAAAGTAGGCGTTATAGGGAGGGGCAAAAAGTTGACCAGCTATCAATTATTGATGAGCTACATAAGGTTAACCGAAGGATAGACGATATTACAGATGAGCGATTAATAGCTCAAATAACTAATCACGAAGAACGTATCACAGCACTTGAAAATGAGCGATCAGACGATAAATCGGCTTGAAAAGGCTATTAAGGGATTAACCGCACAGTATGATAAGTTAAATAAAACGGTTGCGTACTTGGTTAGTAATGAGGATATGCGTAATGATTTATTAGTTAAGGCATTTCAGGAGAATAATGATCGTATCGACAAGATGTTTGAGGATGTTAGGAAGGATATACACGATAGTGTATTATTTGTTCACTATCGAATGAAAGAATTTGATGATAGTACTAAAAAAGAGTTAAAAGATATTGATAACAAGCGGGATACTGGTCAAAGGGAAGCGTGGTTGTTTAGACGATTGACAATTGGTGGTATTGCGCTATTAGTTGTTTTGATGTTGGTATTTGGCCTATTTGTATTAGATAAGGTGTATAATGGACGATAATTCTACTGAAACAATTAGCCCGTTTGATGCATCAATCATCTGTGCTATTGCGGTATTAAGAGCGTATGCTAATGGTACTCTTGAAACCGATATGTGCGATGAATTGGACGATGCATTAACTAAGGCTTATTATGTTTGGGAAAAGAATTTACCGGATGATAGTGATTATGAAACGCCATTGACTAGTAGTTGGTGAGTTATGCCGTTTAGAAAAGATAGTTTAATTAAATTTGTACACGATGCACAGACAGACATTAAAAAGGATATGTTTATTGAAGCATTAAAACGATTACATAACGTGTCAGTAGTTTGTGAGGTAATTAAAATTAGTCGTGCTATGGTCTATGAATGGCGTAATGAGGACCCTGATTTTAAACACAGATGGGAAGAGGCAATACAATTTAGTAAAGAGGCGTTAGAAAGTGCAACTTATCTAAAGGCAATTAAAGGTAATACAGCGCCAGCTATTACGGCGTCAATCTTTTTATTGAAGGGTATGTACCCTGAAAAGTACTCAGAACGTGTAGATATGACACAGCGGGTTAGCTTTACGATTGATTGGTCTAGAGTAAGTGATGAAACGCTTGATAAATTTAACGCTGGTGAATTAACACTATTAGATGTCTACAATAGCACAATACAACAAAACACCGCAGAGCACAGCGCAAGCGCGGTTGGACGCACAGAGGGAAGCCGCTCAGAGAGAAGCGCAGAAGCGTCAGAGAGCAGCGGAGAATAACTATACTACTGTGTTCTATGGTGCTGTAGCTGAGTTACATAGTTATCGCGGTGATAGAGACGTTGCGCTAGTTGGCCCGGCTGGTACTGGTAAATCATTTGGGGCTTTGTACCTTATTAATAAGCTTTGTCAGGAGTATGCCGGATTACGAGTACTAATCGCTCGTAAAACCCGTACTAGCCTATCAAATACTGGTCTAGTTACGTTTGAAAGGAACGTATTAGGCTTAAAACACACTCTTGTGGTTAATGGGCCACAACGACGTAATAGGCAGGTTTATAGTTATTCAAATGGTAGTGAAATAGATATAGGTGGGTTAGATCCTAATCACATTGGTAAGATACTTAGCGCTGAATATGACATTGTATTGATTATTCAAGCCGAAGAGATCACCGAAAGTGATTACGAAACCCTTACTACTAGACTTCGATCGGGTGTACTATCGTATCAATTCATTATCCTTGACGTTAACCCCGCTAGTAAAAACCATTGGATTAAGAAACGAATTGATAGCGGTAGCTTAGTTCATTTACAATCAACCCATAAAGATAACCCGCAATTATGGGATCGCCTACTTAACGATTGGACAGAACGCGGTAAACGCTATATTGAACGGTTAATGCGGTTAACAGGGGTTAGATTAAAGCGGTTAGGGTTGGGCGTATGGGCTAGCGCTGAAGGTGCAGTTTATCCTGAATATGATGCTAATGTTCACTTAATCGATCGGTTTGATATACCAGCTAGCTGGCCTAGAATTATTAGTATTGACTTTGGGTATACTAATCCCTTATGTGTACAATGGTGGACAATCTCCCCAGATGGTAGAATGTTTCGTTATAGAGAGATTTATCAAACGCAACGATTAGTAGAAGACGTATCACCAGAAATCATTACTCTAAGTAACGGTGAAAACATTATCGCTGTGGTTTGTGATTGGGACGCTGAAGATCGCGCTACATTAGTTAAACACGGTATTGATAATGTCAAGGCAATTAAACACATTAGATTGGGCATTGAAGCTGTTGCACTTAGGTTGCGTAGTGACGGATCAAATGTACAATACAATTGCCGACTATATCTTATGCGGGATAGTCTTGTTTCGATTGACGAACGATTAAGCGACGATCACAAGCCGACGTGTACAGAAGATGAAATAGAGGGCTACGAATGGCCTAAAGATGATAATAGTGGTAAATTGGTTAAAGAGGTACCAATTGATAGAGATAACCACGGTTGCGATGCAATGAGATATGCTGTAGCGTTTGTCGATAATATTGGTACTGAGTTAGAAGAACGTCAAGCATTAGTGATACACGATGAACAATACTCAATTAGTCCATACTAATAGGTTTTACCCTGATCTACCTAAAGGTACCCGCTTTAGACTGTTATTGACACTGCGGCGTCAAGTAAAAGCAATGGACGATGAGGCATTGCATTTTGCATATCTTAATGATAAATTAGATGCAACAATGGCGTGTATGGTATCTAGTGAATGGAATAAAAGGGACTGGCTATGGCGCTCGTAATCAAAGAAGATAGACGATGTGATCGCTGTAGTAATATTCTATGGAATGTTACAGGTATCCACATTGTTATTGTTAAGGAAAGCGGTAAACGTCAAGTCATCTGCGGAGAGTGTTTCGTTAAGGCAAATGATACGGTGGTTGAAAAAACTAGAGCTAAGGGGGTAAAATGATAATTCAAGCATTATTTGTCGTTAATGATGTATTGGAGCGCAAAGACAAAGATGGTAACGCGACAGCACAGGTTATTCGTATGAATGCTTCGTATGCACCTAAAGAAGACGATCCCAACCATCTTATGTGGAAATATACACCAACTGCTAGTTTAGAGATGACTATTACCAATACCGCAATCTTTGATAAGTTTAAACTTGGTAGTAATATCCCAATTACTTTTGACGTAGGAGATTAGAGATGCCTCTACATCTAACGCTAGTTGAAGGTCTATGGTTATTTGCCGATGGTATTATCCTCTGTTTGGGTTGGGCGGTTGGTAATGCTATCATCTGGCTAGCTAAGCTAATTGTTGGTCGCGCTAGTACTAATCCGCCACAATGATTACTACTGAGCAAGCCCAATTAATACTTGCATATACTGCTCCCTATGGCGCTGAAGACGTAGTTAAGCTACGGCTAAAATACGGTAATGCATTTGTTGATAGTACCATTGAACTAATGCGAAAGTTAGGCGGAGCGGCGTATTTCAACGATGCTATAAGACAGTTAGCACGTGCTAGGCTTCAACCTCCTATGACCGTCTATACCCGCGCTAAAGAGGTTAAGCGGTACCCTAGTCGATTTACGGCTAAACGTATCCCAATGTCACTACTTGCACATAAGGTGTGATATGAATGATCTATATAAAGAGATTGTGTTGACTATTCATAAGCTACAAGACAACGCAACATTACCAGAATTTACAGAAGATTTAATAGCGCCAATTACGGATATTATTGTTGAAGATAACACAGGTCAATTGACCACAGCACAGATACTAGAAGTACTCAAACACCAACGCGAAGTAATCCAGTCCATTGCCGATCGCCTAGGGCGGCTTGCTGTTGCTATTTCTGTAGGACCGCAAGCTGTAACTGATTTTAAGGAGAGCTTAGACAATGAGTAACGAAATTAAGACGGTTAAGGGCAGTGAGTTAGCCGATGGTTCTACCCCATCTCCTGTGGTTGACACTACAATACCCCCCGCGATTGTGAAGCATATCACAAGTGAGATTAACCGTGAGGTTGGTAAGGGTAAACATCGTTGGCAAGTTAACGGCATTGAAGCAATCTTTAATCATACTCCTGATGGGTTGGTCTGTCGTTATTGTACTACACTTAATCCATTTGGTGTGATTAACTGTCGTGAATGCGGATTGTCGCATCAATTTACCCTGTTTGTTGGTTTTGAGGTTAAAGAATGACTAATAATGGAGTTAGCCTAGATAATGTTGCAATGCTCCTTAATGAAGCATTTAGGGGTGTTAGCGATGATGTGGAGTTTAAGGAGCGACTAACCGATCTAGAGTTAGCCTTAGAGAACCAAGATTGGGTTAGGCTTACGTGGCAAGCCGATCAGGAGTTTAGTAGAGGTGGTCTACGAACTATCTGTAAGCTTGCTAGGATAATGTTTTTAAAGAACCCTTTGATTAATAGGGGGGTTAAATTACAATCATTTTATGTCTTTGGTCGCGGGGTTAATATATCTGCTAAAGACGATGATATTAATGCTATAGTTCAAAGGTTCTTAGATGATCAGCATAATCAGCGTGAGTTAACAGGTGAAATAGCCCGTAAACAAAAAGATATTGATTTACGGTTAGACGGTAACTTGTTTTTAGTGTTATTTATGCATCCTGTTACGGGTAATCTACGGGTTAGTGATATTGCCACTAGTGAGATCGAAGATATTATTACTAACCCCGAAAACAAATCAGAAACGTGGTTCTATAAGCGTGTTTGGACGTACCAAGAATTTGATATTAATACTGGTAATCAAACTGAAAAAACTGCTACCCGTTACTATCGTGACTTTCGTTATACTAAAGGCAAGGACATTCAAAAGATTGGTAACTTTGACGTAGATCCTAACTCAATTTATCACGTTAAAACAGGCTCTTTTAGTGATTGGCGTTTTGGAGTTAGTGAGGTTTATAGTACACTTGATTGGGCTAAAGCTTATACCACTTTTTTAAGTGACTTTGCTACAGTCATTAGAGCGCTAGCACGCTTTGCCTGGAATTTAAAAACAAGTGGAGGTAGTCAAGCTATTCAAGCTGCTAAAGCTAAGCTAGGTACTACGTTCGCTACGGGCGCGTTGGGAGTAGAGACTAACCCCCCTCCAACCACAGCCGCAACGTATATTAATCAGGACACCCCTTTAGATCCTATTAGAACAGCTAATTCAACCACTAGCGCCGATCAAGGCCAACCGATCAGGCATATGGTAGCTAGTGGTTTTGGTTTGCCCGATCCAATGCTAAGCGGCGATCCTAACCAAGGTACTCTAGCAACAGCTAAGAGCCTAGATAGACCTACTGAATTGGGCTTTCTTGACCGGCAAGAGCTGTGGAAAGAAATTTATGCTACTCTCCTTGACTACGCGCTTTATTGCGCTGTAGTAGCCTCTCAGGGGCCTTTGAAGCCATTTGGTCAAACAGTCCTTAATGAATATGATGAGCTTACGGTAGCATTTAATGAGGGTATAGATAAAAACATTTCAATTAAGTTCCCATCAATCCTGGTACGCGATATTGCTGAGTTTATGCAAGCGATCTTGATTGGTGCTACACTTAACGGTCAAACCCCCACTATCATACCTGATAAAAAATTTTTAGCTAAACTAGTTTTAACTGAATTAGGTATTGATGACGTAGATGAGGTAGTTGATATGTGGTATCCTGATGATACCGCAATGGTTGATACTAACCCTGAATTAACTGCGCCGATGAACGATCTTAATAATCAACTTGAAGCGTTAAGAGAAGCAATTGCTAGCCTTACAACTAATTGATAATACTCGACACTTAATCAAGTTTATAGAGGTTAAGAGTAAGCAATATAACGCGACCGTTAAAGTAGCACGGCTAGTTAGTCGAATGTTTAAAAAGCAATCGATCGTTGCCAGTAACGCACTGAAGAAAAATCATAGACTACGTGAAGCCGATAACACTAGTGATGAATTGGATACTGCTAGTAGAGAGTATATCAAACCAATAGAGCAAGCTTTAAAAGAGACTTACCTACTAAGTGCTTTAGCGTTAGATAAGCAATTGAACACAGGTATTAGCTTTGACCTTAAAAACCCTAGAGCAGTTAAATACTTTAAGAACTATGGCGCTGATCTCATTAAAGGAATTAACGAAGAAACTAGAAGTAGAATTAAAACCCTGATCGAAAATGGTCTAGAGAATGGACATAGCTACGATCGCATTGCTAAGGATATGCGATCGATGTTTAACGATTGGTCACAACTAACATCTAAAGAGCGTAAAGCACTTCGTACTAGAACACAGCTAATTGCGATTACTGAGGTTGGTAATGCGTATCAACAGGGTAATATTGACTTGGTTCGCTCAGCTATGGATACTGGTTTAGCTTTTGAAAAATCGTGGTTAACCGTTGGCGATGCGCGTGTAGATCCGCACTGCGCTTCAAACGAAGCGCAAGGATGGATTGACGTTGACGAAGCATTCTCTAGCGGAGTAGATCGGCCCCTAGACCATCCTGGTTGCCGCTGTAGCGCCTTATATCGAAGGAAAGTAGACAATGCTTGACAACGGCGTTATAATTGACGCATATTCAAACGATCGCGCTTTACGACAGTTCGTCGAAGTGCGCGACCCAACCACAGGTAGGTTACTCCTACGGGTTTCACTAGCAACATTAGAAGTAGAGATTAAACATAAAAACGATACTCCAAAGATAATTGATTTGAGAACGCTTAAAGTTACTCCTATATAGTTCGAACAATCTTTTGAGTACACTTAGTACCTAGCTAAATTAGCTAGGTATTTTTATGGCTGGTACATATAATTTTGAGATTGAACGCGGTAGTACATTTAATGAACAATGGAAAATACCGGGCTTTTCGAGTACTAGTGGAGTACACTCGGCATTAACTGTTGAGGCACAATGGCTTGATAATCTAATTAAACGCTTAATCGTTAACCCTGATATTAAGGTAGAAACTAATGTTAATTCAAGAGGCGGGAAAGACAATCAGTCGCAAGAATGAGAGCGTTCTGAGACAAGCTTATAACGCGCTTAAAAGTGTGCTCAGTATCGTAGATCCTACCTTAACTGACGACGAAGAAACCACAGAAGACGGGGCAAAAAACAAAGCCGTTAAAGAGGCTAAAGGCTGGTCAGCTAGTGATCTTTATGCGGCTATTAGTCGTGAATTAAAAGAAGATACTCCCAACGCTTATATACAAGATATTTTTGACGATAGCGTGGTTTATCAGGTTGGTTGGGGCGGCAACTGTCAACAACGATCATATACTCTAGATGAAACGGGTGTAGCTACCTTTGGTACTCCCTACGAAGTAACCCGCAAAGTAACTTACGTTAAAACCTCAGATAATGATCCCGCCCCTCCATCTCCTGTGGTTAGTTCAATGGAGAGCGCTAGCGTTGAATTGATTAGCGATAGCGTTAGACTGGTTGAAAAGGCTGTTAGCCCTAGTGGAGAGGTAATGCTAAAACTTATCTCACCAGGTAAGGGTAGTAGTGGTTTTTATTCAAGTGAAGTGCTCAAAAGAGCCGCGCAAGATCGTATTTTCAAAAAAGGAATGCATAACTTCATTGACCACCCAACAGCTACAGAAGAGGCTAATAGACCGGAGGGCAGCATTAACAATCTGGGTAGCACACTAAAAGAAGATGCTAAGTGGTACGATGACTATAACGGTGAGGGACCGGGATTATACGCACCAGCAAGTGTTAGACCATCGTTTACCAACGATCTGAATACTATTGCTAACGATATTGGCATGTCAATTAGAGCCAACGGCAGAGCACACGTTGAAAATGGGCAAACCATAGTAGATCAGATTACTGAAGGTAGATCAGTAGATTACGTTACGTTACCTGGTCGCGGCGGTAAGGTTTTAGCGCTTGCGGAGAGTAAGCGACAATCTAATAATGGAGATGCACCGATGACAGACGAAGAACGATTGGAAATGACTAGGCTTCGTGAAGCCGTTCGAGCGCTTACTGAGCAGCAGCGTGTGAATACAGCGGATAAGCTAATCGAAGCCGCACTAGTACAGTATCCACAGCTACATAGTAGCACAAAAACACGCTTGCGCTTGACGCTAGTGCAAGGTCTACCGTTGACTGAAAGTGGAGCTATCGATGATAAGGTACTTAATGAGCGGCTTAAAACGGCAGTTGACGCTGAGATGCAATATCTAGCTCAGTTGGGCGTTGGCGCTGTAGTTGGAATGGGAAATGCTAGTCAATTTTCTAACCTTAATGAAGCTGACGTAGATAAACTAGCTGAGCAGGTTGATAAGGCTATTGCGGCGCTATAAGCATCTAAGGAGTATTAAATATGGCAACTAATATGGTAATGGAGGATAACAGTCGTCAATCTGTTATCTGTTCACACCCAACAGCACCTAGTAGCGGCCAACCCTGTCGGCTAGGTTCTAGAACTGGCGTAGCACTAACCACAGAAGCGGGTAGTAATTCCATCACAGGTAATCCTAGTGGCTATACTACTGTTGACTTTGGTTATAGGCAATGGAAACTATCGGTTAAAGGGGTTAACGATAGCGGCAATAGCGCTGTGGCCGATGGAGACGAACTATACTATGTTGACGCCGATGTAAACGACGGTAGCGGCTTTTTGAGTAAGAAAGCTAGTGGTTACTTCTTTGGTTATGCTAGAGGCGCTGTTAATAGCGGATCTACCACTACGATTGTAGTAGATCATATAATGTCACCAGGGGCCGGTACTCTAGGGGCCGGTACTGTAGGTACTACCCAACTAGCCGATCTAGGGGTAGCTACAGGTGATATTGCAGACAACGCAATTACCACAGCTAAGCTGACTACTACGCTAGGTACAGGGTTTATCCCCCTACCATTGGCGCAAGCTAGATTGATTGCCTCTAACGATATAGCAGCTAAGAACGCTGCCGACGGCGGTTTGATCTCACTAGATACCGATCCTACGTTTAAACGGGTTAATGGTGCGACTGATAAGCAATTGCGGATTGCTTGGGCCGCTACCTCAGTTATTCCGATTACTTGGAGTTTTCCATATCCACCCGATCTAGACGATGCTGCTACGATGGTCGTTCACCTGCTCTGTGGTATGGCTGGTGCTACTGATACTCCAGTAATTGCGGTAAGTTTTTGGGAAGGTGTTGGTGATACGAATGCTGGAGGTAATACCGCTGCTCTAGCCGCTACGGTTGCCGATAAAACAGTTACAATTGCTGCTAGTGATGTTGGTGCTTATCCTAAAGCCGCTTCGATTGATCTTATTCCCGCTGCGCACGGCACTGATGCAATCTATCTGTACGCCGCGTGGATTACCTATACTCGGAAGTAAACTAGGCTAATCGTAATAGGAGTTAGACAATGCCTGATGCAATTACCGCTATGAACCTTGACGATTGGTCTAGTGTACATAACCGATCGTTTGAAGAAGTAGCACTTGACATTATCAGTAGTACACAGTTTTATCGCAACCGGCAACGTGATCCGCGCTATCTAAACAAACTTTTACGAATGGCGGAAACACTAGACCTATGGCAACGTGGTAGACTAAGTGAAAGTCAACTACGTGAGGTAATGAGTACTAGTGACTTTCCGATCCTATTTGGCGACATTCTAGATCGTCGGTTGCTTGCTCAGTACCAGAACGCTACCACTAGCTGGCAACAGTATGCCACACGTGGTACTGTCCCTGACTTTCGACAATCACGTCTAATTGCTATTGATGGTCTTCAGACGCCGTTTTACCCTAGTGCTTATCCTAAACCTGAAGGAAAGAATGTTAGTTACGACAATAGCTTAGCCGAAACTGGCTATACAACGCAAGTACAGGTTTACGAGCGCGGGGTAGCGTTTAGTTGGCGTATGATGATTAACCGCGCGCTTAACTTTCTCTCCAGGGTACCAACGCTCCTTAGTAATGGGGCTACTCGTACAGAGGAGAAATTTGCTACACAGCTTTTCATCGATAGCGCCGGTAATGGGCCGAATGCAACATTTTTCAGTAATACCAATAAAAACCTTGTCAATATAACCAATGGCGCTACTAGTAACAATCCGGCGCTTAGCGTTCAAGCATTGCGAGACGCGCTAAACGTAATGTACAGGCAGGTAGATAGTGGAGGCGATCCAATTGAGATTACAGGGTTGACGTTGCTAATCCCTCCACTACTACAAATTACTGCTGAAGAGATCCTACGTGCTACCAACTTTGAGATCACACCCGCTACCACGGCGGCTGGTACCCGCTATGTCACCCCTAATTGGGCACAGCGTATCAATCCTGTGGTTAACTGGTATCTACCGATCGTTGACACATCGGCTAATAAGCATACTACCTGGTATCTGTTTGCCGATCCTAATGTTGGTAGACCAGCTATGGAAATGACTTTCCTAGAGGGTTATGAGCAACCTAGCCTATGGCAAAAAGCGCCTAATACAATGCGAATGGGCGGAGCGGTAGACCCAACAATGGGCCAATTTGAAGATATGTCTACCCATATCAAGGCTATGCACATCGTTGGTGGTACCCTAGTAGATCCTAAAATGGCTGTTGTTTCTAATGGTAGCGGTAGTTAAGTTGGGCTAGCCAGCTAAACCATTAGACGTAAGCACTCCTGTGGTTTAGCTGGTCAAGCCAGTGTTAGGTGAATTATGAGTGAAGAAACACCAAAACGTCTTAGCTACGATCCTAAAGATGCTCCCAACCCTATCAATGGCTATGAATGGTACGTTAGAGCTGTGCTAATTGAATTGCGATTGATTAGAATGGCTCTACAAGAGCTTAATGTACCTAGTGTGGTACCCCCACCTCCTGTGGTTGAAGAGAAGAAACCCGCAACTAGGAAATAATTGCAATGGCGTTTACTAATGACACAGCTACAGATATTGGTAAGCTACGCTTGTTATTAGTTGACGTTGACGCAAGTAACCCTATTTTTCAGGATAATGAATTGGAGGTATTTTTAGGCTTAAAGAGCAATAACCTTCAGAGAGCAGCGGCATTAGCCTATCGTGTAATGGCGGGTAATCAAGCGCTCGTATTGAAGGTTATTCAGCTCCTACAGCTACAAACCGATGGGGCAAAAACCGCTGATGCGTTACGAGCGGTAGCAAAAGACTTTGACGCTAGCGCTGATTTTGACGATGCTTCTAGTGGTAATTTGTTTGATTGGGCTGAAATGGTACTCAATCCATTTGGTGAACGTGAGAGGTTACTAAATGAGATTGAACGTAATCAAGTAGGGATTGGCGGATAATGCCTAACTTAGCAATATTGGGGGTTATTGTAGATCCTAGATTAATGCAGAAGTTACCTAAGCATTTTAACTCATTAGGTACCATTGAAGCCGAAAGTGTGATCCAAGATCCCTATAGTGGAGAGGAAAGTATTGTTTATACTGCTAGCCTAACGATGACTAATATACTCTGTTATGTTGAACCGACTAGCCCAACTAAAGAGGTAAGACGACCTGACAATACGATTGTTGAAACGGCTTGGGATATTTGTCTAAAGGGTTATTATCCGCTAATCGATGTTGAAGATCGAATTAAGATTGACGGTGTTTATAACCATAATATTTTAGCCGTTAAACACGATGATACACATACTGTAACTTTTTTAACCACAGAGATCATAACGTAATGGCTATTAAGATGCACTTACACGGCCTAGAGGAATTAGGCCGTAAGTTTGGTCAACTTAAAGAGCACACACAAGGTGTGGTACTTAGAAATGCTGCTATTAGCGGCGCTATGGTAATGCAGAATGCTGCTGTGCGTAAATGTCCTAAAGATACGGGTACCCTAGCTAGATCAATTCATACTGAGGTTACAGACCAATTCAATACTAGAGTAATGACAGAGGTTGGTACTAATGTAGAATATGGGCCTTACGTTGAATTTGGTACTAAACGAATGGGGGCACAACCATACCTTAGACCAGCGTTTGATAACTATAAACTACTTTCGATCAAGGAGATCAGAGCAGCGTTAAAGGCGCAAATTGAAAGTGTATGAGCGCTGGTGATATTGCATATGCAATTAAATATTTAATTCAACAGGATAGCACGTTAAGTGGGTTAGTCGGTACTCGCATCTATCCTAATCCAATTCCTGAGAACCCTACTTATCCTAGCATCGGTTTTCAACAAATTAGTGATGAGCAAGTAAGTAGTCATCAGGGTAACAGTAACCTTGCTCAAACTAGGATACAATTAGACATATGGCATACTACTTATGAATTAGCTAAAGTAGTTAGAGATAACTTAAAGCGGGTACTACGCGATTACAAAGGTACTGTGGTCAATGGGATTTATACTGATAGGATCGATCGGATAATTTGGTTTAACGATATGTCAATGCCAGACCCAGAAACGCAAAAACAGCGCCGAGTGATTGATCTATTAGTTTTGCACGATACAACTTACTAAATTATAGGTTGCTATGACAAGTCTTAAAGTTAAGGTGCCTTACTCTAGTTGGTTTGTACCCTACGGTAGAGAACCTAGTGTGATCTGTGATGCTAAATTAAGTTGGTTTATTGGTCAACTTGGTAGCATTAACGGTCAAAGTAGTACATTTCAATATTTTGTTTGGTATTGGCCTGATCCATATAGTTCAATGTCCTATTTACCATTAGAGACCAAAGTCATTCAGGCAACATTAACGATTAATCCCCCTCCTAATCCTACGCTATGGGTATTTGGATTTGATGATCCAATGGCTACTTACTTTCAATCGATACCTAACTTTGTCTATAGTGCTAGTGTCAAGCCATTAGCAACAACAGTTGAAGTTAGGCGCGAAACGTTTAATTTCTTAGCTATGGGGGCAATAAACCCCAATGTAGCCTTTACAGACAAGCCGCCAATCGGCGCGGATAAGCGTTTAGGTACTGTGACTAGGGTAATTGAACGCTACCGTATAAACCGCATTGCAAAGCGGTACGGCATTTGAGGATATTCTACTGTAGGGATTTACAAAGGGTCGCCGCATTGGGAAGCCCTAAAACGACCCTAAATAATTGAAACCTTTTACAGTTTCTAAGGAGATTTTACAATGGCTAGAACGCCTATCACGCTGGTTACTCCCATAGGGCCATATCCCGTGCTACCAATCGCGGCTAACAGCGCGGATTATGCTATGGCGGCTTGTACGGGTAGCAGCGGCGCTAGCGGTAATCAAGCCGCATTCGGTAACTTTAACCGCTTGCTGTTCTTAGCCCAGAATACTGATGGGGCTAACCCGTATACAATTCTTATTAGTAGCTTAGCTAATTCTAATACGCTTAATCGAACAGGCGACTATGGTGCGTATACAATGCAGGCGGGTGAGTTTGCAGCATTCTTTATAGAGCGTAACGGTTTTTACCAAAGTGATGGTAACCTCTATTTTGAGAGCAATAATGCCGCTATCAAGGTTGCTATCATTGGCGTTCAATAATTAACGCTTTAGGAGGTAAACAATAATGTCAAGTGCTGTTAATGCCTTCGGTACCCTCTTAAAGCGTAATGGTACCACTATCGCGGAAGTAACCGACATTACTCCCCCAGAGTTAGGGAGAGATGACATTGAAGTTACTCATCACCAATCGCCAGCGGCTTGGAGAGAGTTTATCAAAGGGCTAAAAGATGCTGGCGAAGTTAGCTTTACTATCAACTATATCCCAACTAACTCTACTCATAATGCCGGTACTGGCCTATTGGCCGATCTAGCTAATAACGCTACGATTGATACCTGGACGCTCGTATTTCCTGATACTAGCGCTACTACCTGGAGTTTCCCTGGTTTCGTAAGTAAGTTTAGTAGCAAGGCGCCAATTGACGATAAACTCAGTGCTGATGTAACTTTAAAGGTTAGTGGTCAACCTACTTTAGCGTAATCCTAGATAGTTCGAGTTAAGGAGTGCTTACAATGTCTGCCCCTAACTTTATTACTGTTGATAGTGTACTAGCTAGCCGCGGTAGACTAAAAACAAAAGTACTGTATACTCCTAATTGGGGGGGTTATACTCTAATTATGGAGATGACCGGCAAGGCTAGAGATGCTTACGAAGCCGAACTAATGACTGTTAGTGGTAAGGGTCGTAATCAAACGGTTAAACCTGATTGGCGAAATAGCCGCGCTAAGCTAGTAGCTAAGCACATCGTAGATCCTAGTGACTTTGATGTGCAAGAGGTAGTTAACCCTGATGTTTGGGAGCGTAACTACAATGAACCACAGCAAGCATTGATTAGCGGCGCTGTTGAATACCGTGCTACACTTAAAGAGGGCCATAGTCCTAAGCTACTTTTTAACTCTATTCAAGTCAACGATCTAGGCGATGTGGACGCTA